ACAGTTACAAACAAACCTTTCTTACCGAATGTACTAGGCTTGACCAACGGAAACACAGTATCAGTGATAGGTGCATTTCTGTAAGTGCCTTGGATAATTCGAACTTGCTTTTGCGTATTTTTCATAATTTTGCCTCCCACAGCAATTAATTAATATACATATAGTATAACATCTTTTAGGATGTTGTCAACCTTTTTAAGCGGCCTCTGCCACTTCTTTCTTTAGTTGAGGATCACTATAATCAAACCAACCATTCTTGGTTTTGAACTGACTCTTATAGTCAGAGCGATCACCACCCTCGAGCGGAATCCACTGCTCAGCCTTGCCTATGATGGCACGGTTCCAGCAAGTATATTCAGGATCGGGAGTGTGATGGGTACGACATAGCCATCTGTCACCGCCCCAGTAAAACTCAATTGGAGTTTCCCAAGGGTCACAAATAGGACCTTTACCGTCGCCATTTTTACCAAGATCACGGATCTCCCAATCCAGGATATATTCTTCGAACATTTCGCTCTTGCTCTCGATGAGCTTTGAAAGAGTAGGAATACCGTGCTGAGCGATCTTGTTGATCTGCTTACCAGTCAGCCCAGTAACAAAATAAGTGTTGCCACCCTTGAACTTCCAGTACTGAGGACACTCGCCCTTGCCGTCCCAATCATGGGCACCGTAGTTCTCGCGGTGTTGTGTTTGAATAACTAATGTTTGCATATTTCTACTCCTAATTCCTAACCTATGCATATAGTATAGCAAATTTTGAAAATATGTCAACCGTTTTATTTCTGTAGTAAATTCAATGGCTTAGAGGTGGTACCCTGTAGGAGAATCGAACTCCTGTTGCCGGGATGAAAACCCGGTGTCCTAACCACTAGACGAACAGGGCAAAAATAACCCCCAGTTGCTTCTGGGGGTGCTACTCTTATGCACTATTTTGAGAGTCCAAGTGCTGTTGACTCGCAAGTTGTGGCTTTGTTGTTTCTCTTCTGTTCAAACCTCCACGCAACATGGGAAAATCAGAAGTTATTATTATTTGCTGTTTGCAGTACACTTAGGGAATTTACAGGACTATATCCAACCCAATTTACGAAATACCACTCGGGCAATCAGCAACCGTGTGTCATGTGTTCGTATGCATCATTGCAATCTTCCAACTGCTTTCCGCAAACACATTTTTCACTTTCTTCTAGTGAAGGCGCACCAACTAAACTACGAACTTGGTCTTCACGCAATTTCTTGCGTTCTGCGTCTGCCCAACCACTTTCTATGTGTAATCCAATTGGTCTCATATATACCTCACTAAAACATTAGTATAGCATCAAAGATATGTTTGTCAACCTTTTATTTCCATTGTGGGCCATATAGCCAAGACACAAGGGATAATCTAGAACCTGTTTTTACAGGTGCAACAGAATGAGGAAGATAACTTGGAAAGATTACAGCATCGCCTTTTTCTATTTCCATGACCTCTCCCATGATTTCTAATTCGCCGCCAGTAAACTCATCTGTAATAAGTATAGACATACTGAGCTTTCTTACATCATCTTGTGAGTAGTAAACGTCTTGGTGCAATCCATAATTGCCGGCGTCTTCTTCTCGATATAAAATTAGTTGACTCTCAAATTTGTTATTTGTATCTACATTGTTGTAGTATTCAAACAACGGTTTCACAACTGCTTCTACAAGTGAATTGCTTGTCATGCTTTCAGCCCAACATCTGCGTATTGTAGAAATAGACTCGTTGTTTATTTGAGCACGTTTCCAATCAATTGGTATTTCTATTATGTGATCTAAAAAACTTTGTGGTACTGCGTTATGGACTACTATTGGTGTCATTCTATTACAATATCTTCCATACCAGCAGTCCTCAGTCTAGTAATGTGACCAATTTGCCATTGCTTGGTATCTAACCCTTTCATTATTCCAAGATATTGATTTCTTAAAAGGGCGTATTGGTTTGATAGGTGGGTTAGAGTTATAACAGAATCTTCACCATCAACAAACTTTTCAGCATCTCTACTGCTGAGTTGTCTATTGTAACTCTCTAGATATTTTCTAAAGACTTTACTGCGTTCTCTGCGTAACTCGATATTTAAGTGTTCTAGTATTGCTTCAATCTCTTGTAGTTGATTAAAACGATACTCAGTAATACCAGGTAGGGCAGAGCTGGATCTCTCCAGACTGCCCTTGATCCTGCATTCGTACCGGGCTTCTTGTAATTCATTCTCAAAGTATTGTATTGAATCAACAATACTACCTAGATCTTCAACTACTTTATTATACCAAGTACTCATAGTTTTTTACCATTCTTCGCTATCTTCATCATCGAATTCGTCATCAAGTCCTTCATCATCATAATAACTTACTATAGCAGTTTTCATAACTTTGTCAAACTCATGTTTGTAAATTTCGATTTCGCTAATGTCAATAGACTCGTCAAATAGTCGTAGCATACTGTCTGCTACGTGTAGGCGATCCTTCGCGGAAATATGTGGTTTCACTAATTCCCACGACTCGCTTAGAAGTGCAACTTCAGGACTCATCAACTGTCTCCTCAGATAAATCATTATAAGTGTCTAGGTCTTCATCAAGATCTACTGCTTCTTTTTGTGCAATAGGATTTTGACCCCACTCATCTATAATTACCTGAAGTTTGTCTCCTGTCCAGCCTTTTCTGAACTCCTTTATTTCTTCACCTGTTACTGGTGAGACATAAGAGAGTTTGTTGCCGACTTTTTCTACAATACCTTTTGATTCAAGCATTTCCAATAGGCCACTATATGGATCCATGCCTGTTTCATATGGTATTTTAATTTGAACGCCTTCAAACGGTTTGCTGTAACGTGACTTCATCACTTTACATGCGGCTCTAATACCTTGTACTGTTGATACTTTGTTGCCATCTAAATCCTCTTTGAGTTTTAGTTTCTTCATTGCAACAACAATACTACTTGCGTATATAAAGCCTTGTCCACCACTGATTTTGTCATCTGGGTCAAACATGTCCTGTGATGCGTATGTGTGGTTAGTAGCAATCAATGCAATTGGAAAAGGAGCAATCTGGTTAACAGTGTTTCTAACCAAAGCAGTTAATGCCTTAGGTTTTCTACCCATGTCACCTTTCATGTCACCTTTTTCAAATTGTGCTACATCAGTGGGTGTTAATAACATACCTAAACTGTCAATTACGAAAACAAGTTTAGGCATTTCATCGTATTCCAAGTCACCATAATTAGACTTGTAGTCTTTCATGAATTCCGAAATGGCTTTTGCTACATCGTCAATCATGGAAACTGAAATACGCAATAGTTTTTCTGGACTGGTATCAACATCAAGTGCTTGTAACCATTCTTCATCAAGAGCATTCTCTGAATCGAACAGTACAACCTGACAGCCCATTTCCTGGGCTGACTTTACAATGTTGCCTGAACAGATAAACGATTTACCAGAACCTGACTCACCTGCGAACACACTGACTTTTCCTAGTGGAATACCTTTATTGAAATCCTGAGATATCAAATAGTTTAGTGTGTAATTGCCAGTGCTGATCCAATCCTTAGGGTCGAAAAAGCCAGCACTAATGCCTGTGATGCTTTTAGTCAGTCCAGTTCTGAACTTAGTTAAGTCAAAAGGTTTCTGCATGGTAACTCCTTAGTTCTGTCTAGAACGGATCATGCTGAGGATATCCTCTGCTGATTTTTTACCGGAATCAACCTCTGCACTAGGTGCAGGTGCGGCTTCAGCAACTGGTGCTGGAGCAGGCGTACTTGCAACTGTAGGTGCAACTGGTGCAGGTGCAACTGGTGCCGCTGGTGCTGGTGCTTGTTGAGCAGGAGCACTTGTAGCAGGTGTTGCTGTGCTTGGAACTTCTACGCCATATGGCTTGTAAAAGTTACCCCATTTTGCAGGATCATAAAGATCGCCTTCGACACTTGCGTGGAACATTTCTGCAATGGCTTGGTAGCCTTCAGCAGTAGGTTGTGCAGGCAAGAAGTCTTTCAAGTTGAACAAACCATGTTGATCAACTGCCGCAAGTTGCACTTCATCTAATGCACTCTCTTTACGAGCCCATTTTGAAGTACTATAATCAGCATACTGTCCTTTAGTAGTTTTAGTAATTCTAAAGTCAGTACCATTAACGTAATCAGTTGGAATGTTTTCCATATCTGGGTCCATCAATGATGCTTTAATAATGTTAAAGATCTGAGGTGAGATAACAAACCTTCTGATTGGATTCTCTGGTGATTCCTCAGCCAAAGGATTCTCAGTAACAAAGCCTTGGAAAATGTATGAACGTTTTTTCCAATACTTTCTGCCCATGTCTTCAAGACTTGCATCTTTGAACCAAGGACGTACTTCAGTGAGAACAGGACATGTGTCGCCATACATTTCACCGCATGGTACTTGTACTGTTACAGGTTTATTTTCGCCACCAACAACACCTGGGAAGGTGAGTCGGATCATTTGTCGTTCTACCCAAAAGAACGCATTGTCAGTATCAGAGTCAGGTAAGAACCTCAGTGTTGCTGAAGTACCTTCATCGATATTCCAATGTGGGTAGATTGCTTTGTCGCTCTGTTGTGAGCTATTGGATCCAGGCTTGGATTCCATTTGTGCTAGTTTCGCACGGATTTCATCTAATTTAGAAGCCATAATGTTTTCTCCTTATATGTGCCATGTTTGCCATGTTCGTAATACACACCATGTGTATCACTATTCTATTATAATGCCTAGATAGAAAAAAGTCAACCTTTTTGTTAAACTTTTTTTCTAACAATGTTATTTATGAAAAAACCCGCATAAAGCGGGTTTTTCTGGTTAGTTTAATAAGCCCAATAATTATAGTATATCGAACTGTTCTAAAAACCGTTCGTATCTAGATTCTGCACTTTCTGCTACACTAGTTTTCATACGAGGTTCGTTTGCACTTAATAAACAACTTTTGATAGTTGAATATTCAAATTGATTTAGCGATTGACCGCCGTGCAATTTCTTACTGATGCCGTTGAGATAGTTTCCTAACATGGCATCATTTGATGCTATGCTCATTTGACCTACTTGGTATCCTAATTTTGCATGTGGTGTAGTAAAATCCAAACTGTCATTTTCACTAATCAAATCCTTCAGGCCACTAAAAGATTCTTTTGCGATTGCTTCTTGTATTCTACTTTCGAATGATTTTCTTCTTGCCATTGCATTCTTGATAGTATCAACTACCCCAGATACTCTATCATCAAAATGAGTTTCAGTAAATTTGCTTTCTAAATCTATATCATCCTCTAAAATTTCTACAGAGTTGCGATGCTCTACTTCGTTAACAGTACTTGCATAAGTTTTAGTACCTGCAAGTTTCTTAAACGTTCCTCTTATAGAAGATATATTTTCTAAAGCAATATTGACAAACTCTTCGTTAGTTTCATTTATTAAATTTGCTGATCTTACGTATCTAACAAACTCTTGTAACTTACGATATTCTCTTGCCATTTCAGTGATGTTTGTTCCGATTGCATCAAAAGTTTCACCACCTTTTTGTATATGACGAGCCATTGCTCTTGCGGCTGATAAATTATTCTCTGACATCTTGAATCTTTCATCGCCACGTTGGATAAAGATGCTGTGAATATTTCTACTTCTAGCACCTCTGATTTCTTCATTGACTGGCTTTTTGTGTTTTACAACAATCTTAACATTATCAAGACCTTGATAACTTGTTTTGGAACTACCAGTCATTGTACCGAAACCTTCCATTACATCTGCCATATCTTTCTCCGATGACTGAACTATATCTATTTTTTCAGCCTTTGGTTTTATAGTTTTATTAAAAATTCTAAAATCGAATGTTAATAAAAAATCATTTGCTATTTCTTTTAGACTTCCTCGTAAACTATCATGGTCTACTGAGTCGCCCACTGCTAATGCAATTTCTTTTGTATTGGCATCTAGTCGTACTAGCAAATTTGGTTCTGCGACTGCAAATCTTGTTGCTTCTTGTGGATCAGTTACTAGTTCACCGTTTTTGTTAAAACTTTTCACTACATATCCTTTACCTTTCAGTAAATTAAATATTTTTT